AGGCAAAGACTGCCGGGCATTAAATCTATTCGAGCGAATAAAACCTGGCAATTGAGAAAACCCGTTCCGCCCTCCTGGCCGATATGGGAATTCCCGTTGACCTATGGCGAGCCTCACAGCGTGCTAGGGCTGCAAGGGCTCCTATTGGGGCACCTGGGCAGGGATTAGAGGCTTATCGCTCTGTATGGGCGCCCTAGGGGGGATAGATGGCTCATATGGTGCGCGTATGGGGCAAGGCTACTGATAGGCGGAGACTGTGAGGGTATAGTGAGATATGCGCATAGCACATGATAGAACAATGGCTTATGCGACTAATGCATAATATACCAGCCTTGGATATACCCCGCTGGAGGGGCGAAATTAACCATACATTTCAACCCTTTGGACCATAGAGACCTGTATTAACTACAGGTTTTAACCATAAGAATGGCTGAATACTGCGGTTCTGGCTTATGCGTGCCACACATACCCTCTATATTAATGATTATTAATGCTATATCATTGTCTTAGCCGGGTGATTTCCATTAATGTGTGCTAATAGACATGGTTAACATTATGCGTTTATCGCATAAAGCGAAGCGTTAATAAATATGAATTAAGGTTGAGCTGTGCCTATGGGCGAGGAGGGCATTAACCATAGGGCCTCCGGCCCCGGCGTTAACCATGTTTGTTATCCTTAATGCAGTGTTAACCATACGCATCGCAGTATTCAGCCAGTGTGCAATAGTATTAACCATGTATATTAATAGATCTTTATTGATATGTATTAAGAACTATACTTAACAAAGATGGTTAACGCCCCCCGTCTATGGTTAAACCCGATATTAACCATAGGGGGGCAGGCCATCCCCCCTGATTCATATCGTTCTTTATTATGCAGCTCACTTTGACCCGAGCGGCATATAGTTTTGGAATATTTCGCTCCAGACGCTTTGACCCTCGCGGCCTACGTTCTCCCTTGACTAAAACGTCAATTATGGCACTTTATGGGGGTTTAATTGACTAATATGTCAATTTTGGCATTTTACAGCGTTTTCGCAGAAAATCGGCTGGCGGCGCCCTAAAACTGCCAAAAATCGCGAAAAACCCGTTTTCAGAGAATCGGCGCCTTTTTAACCGTTTTTCACGCCAAATAACGGTTTTTCACGTTTTTCACGAATCGTTTCACTTTTTCATTGACTTTGGCGGCCAAAAGGCGTATAATCGCGGAAATTAGCCGTTTAATCGTTGCATAGGAGCCGAAACGATATGTTGACAGCGGATGTAATCATCGAAGCTGAGAACAGGACTAACATTGAGGTCGTGCTGGCCCTGGAGACGCTTCAGCAAGACCGGCGAAATCGGATCAAAAAGGCTGATTCTGACATCCCCATCTTGAGGGAAGAAATTCGCCAGATTGAGAAGCGTATTGCCATGTATGAGCAGGATCGGCTGTTTTCCCACTATTCTCTCAAGATCCTGGTCGCTCGGGTCGCGCTGTTAGAGGAGGAATGAGATGATATTTGAGGGAATGTGCATAGGTGGGCCGCTGGCCGGGCAGTGGTTGGAGCATGACTCTCCCCACTATAAGTATCTCAAAATGGGGGAGGTATCTTTTGCGGCGCCAGAAGTCGGTGACGAGGCCCTGATGTTCACCAATGACAATATTCAGCTCTACAACTTCTGTGAGCATTTCCTCCATTTAGATAGAGACGATGTGAGGAGTGCCTGGCTGCATGAGTCAATCAAAACTGGACTGGCCGGAGTGAGGGAAGTCCTGAGTTTCTACTCCGTCAACCGAGGAGGGAACTGATGGTTCTACGGCACAAATCAAGGAGTGAGCTGGTGTTTTTTGTTCTAATCAGATACGTGGATGACAATGTATTTTCCTGGGATCGCATCGGTGGTCCCTGGCCAGCACTGGATCAGGCCAAGAGATATGCCAAGAAAATGGCTCTAGCCAACTCCAATAAGTTCATGGTAGTGAAAGAGGTGTACACCGCTGAACTTGTTACGCGGGAGAGCGCCCTAGAGGAAAGTGGCCCTTAACATGGAGATCTTTTGTGACCAATCAGACTATCTGGCCCAGGTTTCAAAGATCAAGGAGCCCTACGACACAGTGTGCTTCAGACGAGAGAATGTCTCCTTCGAGGATGCGGTGGCGGCGCTGAGGGTACAGTACCCGAACCAAGAGTTGGCCGCTTACCAGCACGGGAGCACAATGGTCATCCAGCGCATGGGTGGTGGGTGTGGTATGGGTCGAAGTGGGATCAAGATATGAGCATGATCAAGCGGATATACGGGCGGGACGGCCAATATTCGACCTGCTACCTGACCAGGGTGAAATTGACGCCAAAGACGCGGTGGGGCCAGCTCTATTTCCACTTCTTCCACCGGGGCGACAACGACCGCGACTTCCACGACCACCCCTACGATTTCTGGACTTTCCCGCTAAAAACCTACTATGAGCGGGTGCTCGATCTGAAACCTTATGGATACCGCATACGAGAGGGTCGATCCGCGAGAAATGCGGTGGAGGCGTTTCGCTGGCATTTCCGGCCTGCCGAGTACGCCCACATTCAGGAGGGCGCAGCTCGGTATCGCTGGACGACGTGTGAGAGATACGACGGATCGACAGCCTGGTGGGGGCGAGAGGCGATATTTGACGGCTGGACGGCCACTTTCGTCTGGCGTAAGGCCACTCGGCGCGAATGGGGGTTCTGGACAGTGGCAGCGGCTCACATCTACGGGCATTTCAAACTCTATGAATGGACCTCCTGGCGGAAGTATCTTTTCTCTTGACTTTGGCGGCATGATCGAGTATAATGCGCGGAAATCAGCCTTTTGAGGAGACGAACATGAGCCACGATGCAACCGTTAGATTGCCCCGAAAAGAACGGCGCGCCCAGTATGGTGAGAAGCAGAAGGCGGAACGAGAGATTTGGACCCCGGCAGAATACGTGGATACGGACTTGAGTGCCGAGGACTGTATCGAGGAGTTGGAGCGCCGGGCACGCGGATATGCCGGTCCTTTGCGCGCGGTGCTTTGCACGGCAGCCCAGAGGCTACGGGACGCTAAACTCGAAATTGACAGCCGGTATGACGAAATGTCACAGCTTAAACGTGATATCGCGGAGGAGTTCCCGACACCGGCAGAGATTGCCGCGAAACGTTCGACCAAGGAGAACATCTGATGTCGATTGCTGACAATATCCGGATCAAGCAGCAATTCGATCCCGAGGGCGAGAACGGCGGTTACCGGTGTGATAGCGGCCTGGAGAAGTCTGCGCCCACCTTCGACGGCTCCACTAATTATCTCGCCATAGATCTTGGCAGAAGAGAAGTGTATACGTATACGCCCAATCCGTCCATTGGCATTGGGCAGCCATACAAGATGAATGGGAGGACGGTTGATCCGCTCGGAGATGTGGACGGGAAGGTAATTCAGCCATCTGTTTCGAAGAATTACCAAGATGCCATTGCGCGGAACACGGCTAAACGCAAGCCAGATCCGGATGCCATTGCGCCTCAGCCGTACAAGATAAACGGGAGGATGGTTGATCCGCTCGGAGATGTGGACGCGAAGTCGGGGTTAACCGCGACGGAGAAGGCGGAGCTAGACGCGAAGGCGCAAAGGCAGGTTGGCAAAGTGGCGGCCCTTGCCGCAGGCTATGGGGGTGGGCAAGCGGCCATACGCGCCTTGGACGAGGATGCGAACGCGCCGTTAGATGTGAAGTTGAACACCGCCTTGGAGGATCTTCAGCGTTATTGCAGGGCGGACACGTCGGGCGACGAGATGACGGCCACCCGCCTCATAACAAAGGCAGAACGGGACAGATGGCTGGAGGGCCAGTGGGCTGTGGACTGGGGCGTAGACCGCGATGATTTCTCAGTGGCGGCCAACCGCCGCAGATACATAAAGGGTTGAACCATGAATTGGGTGCATTGGACTGTCAAAGGGATTCTCGCGGCCAAGGTCCTCTTTTGGGTGATCTTTATCGTGGTGGCGATCTACTGGGCTTCAGCCATTGGTCAGGGGGTTTCAGACCTGTTCCATGGGATCACTGCTCGGATCGACCACTCCATCGGATATGAGGCTGAGTGATGGGGGCCATGGCATTTATCCTGTCAGCATACGGCCCGGCTATAATCTCAATAGTTATCATCATTCTGGTGCTAATCATCCCAATTATTTTCTCAAGTATAAGAAAGGGTTGAACTATGGAAATTCTAAAAAGGGTTATCTATGGAACCTGCATGGTGGTTATGATCGCTGCATGGACCACGGCTGCCGGGACAGTACTTCTCTATGCGCACAATGACGACAAGCTGGCGCAGATCGAGTACCAAGGTCAGGCGGATGTTTTGATCTATCAGGGTAAGATGGCTAGCTTCATGATAGCTTGCGATCAGCTTGGGATCGAGCCTAGAGCCTGCCTTCAGGGCTGGGTCGCCAGGGGAGACTGAGCGCGATGCAAATAGTAGCGGAACTCCTGACGAAGCCTGGCCCGAAGACCCTCTTCTTAGCGGAATTCCGGGTTGAGCGGGAGGCCAACGTTACCCCGGTCTGGTGGGGCCTCTGGCTGAGCTGGTGGCTCTATCGGCCTAAGTTCTGGCGGAGTATGCTATGGGGGTGGGAACGCACCGACACTGAGGGCTGGTCCACGTGGCAGGTCCGGCTTCTCGGGTTCGAGATCAACTGGCAGCGCAGAAAGCCCGTCGAATGAAAAAGCTGGTACTAATCGCCTGTCAGCGACGAAGGGCTAGAGAATTTATGCACCGCAGTGGACTTCGATCTGATGATGTAATCATCGTCACCAAGGCTGAGCAGTTGCGCGGCCTAGAAGGGATTCGGCGAGATCCGGATAACGGGCTGTTTGCGGTTTACGTTGAGGACTGGTGGCGCCGCTCTGAGAGGGACGAGGCTTACCTGATCGAAGTGTTGCGCGCACAAGGGTTTAACGGTTCCTTTGAAGGAGGATGACCATGAGCACAACTCCTGGAGATCAAATTTGCATTCTGGTGGACGGACAGCCGGTGAACACCATTATTGATGACCACGGCGTCCAGCGATTCGTCGAGAATGAGGTGGTCTGCTGGCTTCTCAATACCCATCAGATTGACCTGAACTCCGTGTGTCTAAATTTCCTCAGGGGGAAGTTTTCCCTGGAAGACTACATGGAATTCTACATGTCCCTCGGCTATAGTGTTTCTGGGTTCGAGGAGGTTTTCGGGGCGAGCAGCAGTGTCGCGGACAACACGGGTAAAGCAGTTGAAATCCTCAATCCTCTGTGGGAATCCGGGAATAAGACGGTCCACTAACGTTCACGATAGTGGTCGTTATATGAGTTAGTGACCACTATCGTGAACGTAAAGCCGACAAGAGAGGGTTGACACGAGGGCGCGCCTGCGATACTCTCCAAGGGTCATCGTCAACTCCTCCAGGGCCGATTTTCTGTGTGATGCAGGGGTCGGTCCTATTTTCTACTTGAATTATAGTTGAATGGCATGGAAAAACGATGTAACATTTGTAAGCAGGTGAAGGATGCATCTCAGTTTCCTCCGGCTGCCACTACCCGAGATCGGCTGGACATCTATTGCACGCCGTGCAAGAAGATTGATCAGGCTACTCGTTACGCCAAGAATCAAAGGGTTGCAAAGTCTCGTGGGATGCTGCATCGCGCCAAGAAGCGTGCCAAGCTTAAAGAGATGGATTTCTCCATCACGATAGATGACATCAATCCACTTCCAGATATATGTCCTGTTTTGGGTATTGTCTTAGATTGGGATTGTGCAGGTCTCCCCGTAGGAAACTCGCCTTCTTTAGACCGAATCGACAACGCTTTGGGTTATATACCTGGAAACGTTATGATTATTTCAAACCGGGCTAACATGATTAAGTGTGATGCCACGGCTGAGGAAGTACTGGCGGTAGGGAATTGGTTGGATTCTATGTTGAAATATTACGGCTGATCGGCCCATTTCTTGTGGCATTCGGCCAGCTTCCCTGTGGCTTTCTGCGATTTCCACTCCTTCACAAGGCCGTAACCCAGCTCATTGCGGCGGGCGGCAGCTTCCTCGCGAGTGGAATAGTATTTGTTCTCAATGACTTCGCGGCTCAGGAAGTCCTCAACCCAGAAGATCTTCATCACACCTTCCTATATTCCATGTAGGACCATTCGCGCAGGTGGCAGACTTCAGCCTTTTTGACCAGGGCGGTATATGCCTGATCACGCGCAGATTCGGTATGATAGCGGCTGTGAGTGTGCCACTCTCTGAGACTGCGCCATAGCCAGCCCATAGCCTCTTTTCGATAATTGGGGCCTGGAGCCCAGCGCGTCTGAAGCACGAACTGCTTGCGGCCACGGCTTTTCTTGCCATGGCGAAACGGCTCGTCGTCACGAATACCCTTGATATTCAGATTATCCAAGGGTTTCGCCTTTCAGCTTTATGTAAGAAATTGAAATTGGGCGCCACGTGGCCATATCTCACGGGCTTTTCAAAGCAGGTAAGTCCTGCGCATGCATAGCGGCCCATCCTTTCGGTAGGATCACCCAATTCTTCTGCCCTTGTAGCAAGGGGCACCACCCGGTCGTAAGGGCCGGGACTGAGTTTGAATTGGTCCAGGAATCCCTTCGAGGGAGTTTTGGTAGCGACCCTACTAAGCCCTGTCTTTGGTATGGACCAAACTTGGAGCGGCCTATCGGATTCGAACCGATGTGAACAGGGTGGAAGCCTGTCGCCTAACCTCTCGGCCAAGGCCGCATTTATCGTGAAAACGGAGTGCAGAGCCCTTTCGGTCTTATAAGTCTCAATGCACTTCCCGGAAACTGGAGCGGATAGAGGGGCTCGGACCCTCGACCTTCTGATTGGCAACCAGACGCTCTACCACTGAGCTACATCCGCATTGGCCTCCCAGCCAGCCTTTCGGCCAACCAGGAGATAAGGAACTTGGAGGTACGTTATTTCCCTGTTCGTAAGTATTGTTCTCGTCTTATTTTCTGCTGTTCTTCTTTCCCCAAAGACTGCCACCGTTTTTTATTTCTTCTTATTTGACCTCGGTGTTTTTCTTCTTCAGTGAAATACTTTTTATTTGGCTTAGAAGCGGCTCCTATGTTACAACTCAAGTGAGAGAACGCTATGTTGTTCAGATCAAAGAAACTCTCCACCGGGTTATCCGCCTGAATCCAAGGATTCTTGTGCTCAATGGATATATCATTCACAGAGAGAATTTCACTATCACACTGATAACAAACGTTTAATTTCAGACGACAGACCAAGGAGAAAAGAATCATCTTTCTGAGTCTGTTAGCTGCGGCCCCATAAGACATTCCGAGAGCAGCGGCTTTTTTCTTATTTCCTTTGCTCATCATTTACCTCCGTAATTGATATGGCAAGGATAATGAGGTACGGACTGGATTCGAACCAGCATTAAAACCAGGGTTGCAACCTGGCGCATAGCCATTCTGCCACCGCACCATGAATTCAAAGCGTATTATACTCTCAATCCGAGGGAAAGTCAACCTCTTTCTCCGGGGTAGCTTGACAAAAGGGATTTCTTGGTATCTTTTGGGGCAGCAGAGGTTTACCAACGCCAAGCATGGGGATAAGTATTTCATTATGGCCGAATTTGTTTTTGAGGGGGATAATACACTCATTAAGGAATCAGGCTTGACCTCAGTCGCAGCGGTGGCTGTGGTGACCAACCTTAGTCTCAATCACCCTCATAATTTCTTTGCGGTGCAGTTTTTCGATGCTAATGGGGGAGGAGTGTTGGCTACGGGTGGGACAGTTCTATTCGAAGTGCTTCTCATGACTTCAAAAGTTTTCGAGGCCCCGCCAGCTAATATAATTGAGGCAAATGAGTCGGGAACCGTTAGCGTAGCTGGGCCGATCCGCGCGGTTCGTGCGACCCCCACCGGTATCCTAACTGCTGTGCAATACAAGATTGTGGTCTCTCAGCATAAGAGTTAGCAAGGGGGCGGTTTGACAACCCGGCTCTTTTGTGAAATAGTATGGTTAACGATGATGACAAATTGGGGCTGCGCGTGATGTAACGCCCCCGCTGGACAGCGTGATGCTGGGCCTGGAGGACCAAATGGGAGACGTTGTAGACGTTCGCCCCGACCGATTTTTGCGCGAGATGCGTGAACATGGGGATTGGAACAAAGCATGTCGGCGTGCTGGCATGAACTCACAAGAGCTGACCAATCTGTGTTGCTCGAACATCAAGTTCGACCGTTCATTCATTGAGTGCTATCTAGAATTTTTGGAAGAGAAGCTTCAGGCTGAGGTGCGAAAGCGTCTCCAGGCCGCGCGCACGCTTGCCTACGAGCAGTTAGAGGCGCGGCATGGCTGAGAACTTTAATCAAATTTCTGATTTTGATCTGATTGACCTGATCCAAAAGAGAGAAGCTGAGTTCTTACTCCTGGAGGAGGAGGCCATACGCCGTGCTACGGAGGGTACTATTCACAAAATAGTTCTCAAAGAAATTGTGGTGGGGGAGATGCAACTCTACTCGGATGTTCTTCTTGATTTTATGCTCAACAGAGTCATGAAATACAATGGCTAAGGAATTCACAATCCTAGAGAAGCGTGTCGTGGCCGCAGACAGTGTAGGCAACGAGATGGCATGGTTTCTCCGTGATTACGATGACGGCGAAAAGTCTGTATGGGAGCCGCAGGTTACCTACGAAAACGGCAGGGTTGATAAGCCGATATGGATGCCTCTGCCAGGCTCGCAGTACACTTTTCTGGAATGTCCCGTCTTTGAGGCGTTATACGAGGGGACGCGCGGTGGTGGTAAAACACTATCCTTGATAATGGATTTTACCAAAGAAGTCGGTAAGGGTTACGGCAAGGCATGGCGCGGCGTTATGTTCCGCCAGAAATTGGGCGATCTCGACGACGTAGTGCGCAAGATTGAAGCCCTTTTAACATCCCTATATCCAGGCTTCCGGTTCCTCAAGAGCAAGGCTGACTACCAGGCGGTCTGGCCCACGGGTGAAGCACTTTTGCTGCGCCACATGGAAGACGAACGCTCTTACGGCGAGTATCACGGGCATGAGTATCCTTGGATTGGTTGGGAGGAGCTAACGCAGTGGGCAAATGACAAAGCGTACAAGATGATGTTCTCGTGCTGTCGCCCACCGAAGCCGGGGGTACCGTGTCGCGTGCGTTCAACCACTAACCCGTATGGCCCTGGTCACAACTGGGTGAAGCGCCGGTTCGAGTTACCTCATATGCGTGGCCGCGTTATAAATAAGCCAGGTGAAATGCCTCGTGTAGCAATTCACAGCACTCTTTCTGAGAATTTTCTGTTGTTGCACGATGTGCCGAAGTATCCGATGCAGGTTCGCGAAGCGGCGGCTAACCCCGCCCAGGCCCAGGCGTGGTTGGAGGGTCTGTGGGACATCACCGCTGGCGGCATGATTGATGATATCTTCGACAAGGGACATCATGTACTACCCTCTATCCCTGTGGATAAAATCCCGTGGGGATGGATAGTTACACGCGCTTATGACCATGGCCAGAGCAGCCCATTTGCGGTCGGTTGGTTCCTTGAAAGCAATGGCGAATCCATTATCGTAAACGACCGCTTGATTGGAAACGTGCGAGGTGATATCATCCTTTGGAATGAGTGGTACGGGACAGACGGCAAGGACAACAGTGGCGTACGTCTCTCCGCTCGGAAGATCGGTGCTGGCATACGGGACCGCGAGATCGAATGGGGCCTTAGGAGCCCACGGGGCCTTAGGTCCAGGGTCTTTCCGGGTCCGGCCGACACCGAGATCTTCAACAAACACACGGATCGTGCGGGGCGTTGTCCTGCCGATGACATGGAAGACGAAGGCATTGAATGGGAGAGGGCGGATAAGTCATCCGGCTCTCGCAAGCGCGGGTGGACTATGCTCCGCAGCTACCTTCAGAACTCCATTCCGAACCCTGACGGGAGTCGGGAGCATCCTGGCTTTTTCGTTACAAACAGTTGCGCTTGGTGGCTAGAACTGTGTCCTCCGATGCCACGAGATGATAAGGACCTCGACGAGGTTCCTGACAATTACGAGGACCATTTAGCGGACATGACCCGGTACCGGCTCAATTGGGAGCTGCCCGGCATGACGCGGAGGACTTTCTGATGCTGCGTTTCTTGCGTCGGTTTCTGGGACGCTTCAAGGACACCCGGTGTGCGGCATGTGTCGCATATGACATTAACTGCATCAACTGGTGCAAGAGGAGTTTCTGATGAATACGTTTGAAGATTTCCTAAGAGAGTGTTTGCGCCAGGGTCACACTCAAGTGAAGCTGGTTTCTCGCACAGACGAGCATGACCGGCTAGCATTCTATGCGGTCGGCCAGAACGGCTACGAATCGAGCAAGACGTTCGACGGAGTGGTGGTGAATGACGATGTAGTCAACATGGAGCAGCCAAGTGCACCGGAGGAATTTCCGGATGAGGCCGATGAGACCGATCTATCTGAGGGGATTGACTTGCTGCTCGGCGGTGACAGATAATTCGCCTAATCTACTAGAGGACGCAACAGGATGGCACAGCACGGAACTATAAACAACAAGGACCCTAGTGATCCTTCAACGACTTCCTTGGCATGGGACGAGATGATCGGCAGTTGGGTTATGATCGAAACTCTGCTGGGCGGAACCAAGGCTATGCGGTTCGCCGCTGGCGAGTACCTGCCGCAGCATGCTGAGGAGAGCGACGATAATTACAACGAGCGTCTGCACGTTAATGTCCTCTTCAACGCGATGGAGATCACTCTCGATCATTTTGTTGGGCGTCCCTTCTCAGACCCCGTGAAGCTAAACAATGATGTGCCTGAGGATATGGTCGAGCAAGCTACGAACATCGACCTCCAGGGCAACGACATCACCACCTTCTGCCGGGACTGGTTCCGGTGTGGGCTGGCCAAAGGCATGTGCCATGTCATGGTGGATATGCCACAGATGAATCCCGATGCTATGCCCCTCACGCTGGCTGACGATAGAGCTGATGGCCGCCGTCCATTCTGGATCAGGATTGAGCCTGAGAACATGATTTTCGCTGAGGCCGAAATTGTGATTGATCCTCAGACAAAAGAGTTGCGCGAGTGGTTCACACATGTTCGGCTGCGGGAAAACGTGATTGAGCGTGTCGGCTTTGCCGAGGTGATCCATGAGCGTATCCGTGTGTTGATGCCCGGTTTCTTCCAAGTCTGGCAGTTGGTTAAGCAGAAGGGCAAGAAGGAAAAGTGGATTATCATTGAGCAGGGTGAAACCGGTATCAACTTCATACCGATCATAACGTTCTACAGCCAGCGCAATAGTTTCCTGATGTCGAAGCCTCCTCTGGAAGACCTCGCCTTCATGAACATTCGGCATTGGCAATCCATGTCGGATCAGATCAATGTCCTGACGGTTGCTCGGTTCCCTATGTTGGCGGTTGCTGGAGCAACTGATCAGTCGGGAACCACAATGAGGATTGGTCCCCGCCAGCTACTCGCGACTAAGGACCCGAACGGGCGTTTCTACTACGTTGAGCATACCGGCAAGTCCATCGAGAGCGGATGGAGAGAGTTGGAATCTCTCGAAAAGGCTATGGAGGCGTACGGCTCTACGTTCCTCAAGAAGATGCCCGGCAATGAGACAGCTACGGGTAGGGCACTTGATAGCGCAGAGAGCATTACTCCTCTTCAGGACATGATCAACCGCTTTATCGACAGTGTGAATAACGCACTTCGCATTCACGCCACATGGCTGAACCAGGCGGAGGGGGGCACCGTCACCATCCTGAATGACTTCGGTCCTGAGGACGCTGACAAGTTCGGTCTCGACTTCCTCAAGTCGCTCCGTGCGGACAAGGATATTAGTCGAAAAGCAGTCGTTAAGGAGGCGAAGCGCCTGGGTGTTCTATCTGACGACTACGATCTCGAAGAGGACTTTATACAGCTTCAGCTCGAAGACAAGGAGTTGAAACCACTTCAGCCACAGGTTCCGGGTACGTTTGATCCGACCGCACCCGATGGTGCTCCAGGTGCTAAGGCTCCGAATGCCACGCCACCTGACAAGTCGGGCACACCACGTGACATGGAGGACACGTAAATGGACATGCTGTCGATGCTCATGAATGCAAAAATCAAGGATGTGGACGGCAACGAAGTCGGTGATGTATTTGGAGTTCACATCACCGGAGGCAAGATGTTTGTGACGGTGGATATCGACACGGATGACGAAGAAGAAGATCCGGACGGTGGTGAGAGAAAAGATCCTCCTGAAATAGAAGAGGGAGGGTTTCCAAAGATTGTGAGACACGTCAAGGAAGGTACGAACCATGGCTAAGCATCCCCCTCCACCCAAGGCCCGGCCGGTAAAAATCAAGCGTAAGCGCAAGGGCAAGAAAAAGAAGTAGAAGGAATAGAACGATGGCTCAGAGCCTCGCAAAGCACAAGCACAGCCGAGTGGTTCTCGCTAAGAAGAAGCGGAATGTGTTCCTGAGTATCCTGGCTAAGACTGGCAAGGTGGCTGAGGCTGCACGCGCTTGTGGCCATACAGACACATCTACTTTCCAGAAGTTCCGCCGCAATGACGAGGAGTTCGCTGAGGCATGGGATGAAGCTTTGGAGGCGGCGGCCCACGTTCTGGAGGCAGAGGCGATCCGGCGTGCCACAGAGGGCGTACTTGAGCCCGTGTTTTACAAGGGTGAGGTGGCTGGCTACAAGACCAATTATTCGGACACGTTGCTGATGTTCGTCCTGCGTGGTTTGAAGCCCGGTGTGTATCGAGAGAATGCGCGCGGCGGTGACACGAATATCAACTTCGGTATTGCCGTCCTCCCCATGACCGCTAAGAGCGAGGAAAAGTGGGAGCAGAGTGCAGTCCTAATGCACGATCAACAGAAGACGATCACCATCGAGGCCAAGCCAGTTGAGAATCAGATGAACCGGATTAAGAGGAGTGACTAGACAATGAGCAATTCCCTCAACCAATGCAAGCTACGTCCAGGCTGGACTGTGAAGTTTCTGGCTGCAATCCAGAACGGTTACAACGAGCGAAACGCAGCTAACATGTCGGGCGAGAGTACGACTACCATCCACCGGCATATGGAAAAAGATCCAGATTTTAAGGCCAACTACGACAAGGCCATCGCCAATGCGAAACCCCGCTATGGCCACGGTCCTTGGTAACCTAAAGGAGTTCCATTATGTGGAAAAAGATTGCTGTTTCTATTTTAGGTTTGTTCATGCTGATTGGCAGCACAAGTGCGGCTTCTGCTACTGACCATCCTAAGTGGGTAGCTGGTGATAAGGTCGTAGTCGGGGCCTATTGCAACAGTACAGACGAGCAATTGGTTCGGGATATGAGCGATATTGTTACGCGCGAGGGTGGGGAAGGGTATGCCGAATGGATTAGCAGGGACACCCCTTGTTGGGACGCTCGCATTCCAGAACACTTTGCTCAGGGTGTCCGGGCAGTTAGGGGCATACTGCTAGAAAAGCTATGGACCTTCACATCGGTTGACGGAGAGGTCATTGAGATTTGGCGCTTCGCGGACAGTCATAAACAGAAAGGTTTCACTTGGCTCTCTCCTAGGAGTGTACCAGGGGATGACGTATAGGCTTGACAAGACGGTAGGTTAGCGTATTTTAACTATGTGCAGCGTGAAGCTGTATGTGTAAAGGCTGGTGCATATGGGGTGAGCCTATATGGACGGAACGCTTTTACCAGCTCCAGAGGAGGATGACATGGAGTTCACTTTCAAGAATAACACCACGGTCGAGGACATCAACGGCGTTCCTGAGAAGTACCGTGGTCTGTACGGCGAAGGCGAAGGTGACAACGCTGGTAAGTTCACGTTGCTTCCTTCCTCAATGGGTATCGTTGCCGATTTGCTCGGTAACCAAGAGTCCCTATTGGGCGTGCGTAACGACAAGAAAAAGGTCACAGATGAGAATGCGGAACGTCGGCTTGCCTCCAAGGCAATCGACGAGTTTGCACTGTCTGTCGGCCTGGAGGCTGGTGACGACGGCATGACGGCTGCACTGAAAGCGTTCGTGGATAACCTCCAGGAACAGATCAAAGGTGGCAAGGAAATCAAGATCAATATGGAGAAGGTGAACGCGGAGGCCGATAGGCGTGTCGCGGCTGTCACTGAAACCAAGGATGGGGAGCTGGCAGAAATGCGCGGTGCTCTGTCCAAGCATCTGATTTCCGATGCAGCTTCCCGTGCCCTCGCAGAACATAAGGGCTCTATCGACCTCCTTCTGCCCCACGTACTTGCCGCGTGCAAGATGGTGCGGAAGGATAGCGGAGACTACGGCGTGACGGTCCTGGATGCCCAGGGTGATGCACGTCTCGATTCCGCTGGCGGCTTCTTAGGCGTCGGTGGCCTCGTTGCTGAAATGAAAACCCAAGATAGGTTCGGACGCGCATTCGAAAGTGAAGCGCCTAACGGGTCAGGCACTACGCCTGGGTCCATGAGCCGATCCACACAACGTCCCGGTTCTCAGCAGAACATGGACAACTTATCTTCCCAACAGAAAATCTCCATTGGCCTTACGAAAGGTCAAGCGGTAGACGGACGCGGGGGTAGCACGCTTCCAGGGGGTTGACAACCTGTTTCTTCCCTGAGATACTATCCCTGAAATTCTTTCGGTGTGACTCTGAATAGGCGTGATGCTTGTTCAGAAGATCACGAGGTTATAACGGAAGCGAGAGGCTTCTCCTCAGGCCGGTACCCTGATTCAACACGGACGCAGAGGAGAAATCAATTATGGCTTCCGTAACCCTGGCCGAAAGCGCCAAGCTTGGCCTAAACGAGTTAGTTGCCGGTGTGATCGAGAGCATCATCACCGTCAACCGTTTCTTCGAGGTTATCCCGTTCGACGGTATTGACGGTAACGCCCTCAAGTACAACCGCGAGGCCCTATTGGGTCCTGTTGCGACGGTTGGTATCGGTGACACCGATGGTGTTATTGGTTCTACCGCTTCAGGAGGCTCCAACCTAGCTGAGCGACAGGCTGCTAAGAACGCAGCTACCTTCACCGAAGTAACCGCATCCTTGACGACCATCATGGGTGACGCCGAGGTGAACGGCCTGATTCAGGCAACCCGCTCCAGCGACGGCAACGACCAGACCGCGACCCAGATCGGGTCTAAGGCGAAGTCTGCCGGTCGTAAGTATCAGGACATGCTCGTCAACGGCGACGGTACGAACGAGACTTTCCCTGGTATCGTATCCCTGTGTGCATCTGCTCAGACAGTTGCCGCAACGGCTGCGAACGGCGACGCTCTATCGTTCGAGACCATGGACGAGGTTACTGACCTCGTTGTGGACAAGGACGGCGACGTTGACTACTACATCATGCACAAGCGCACGATCCGGGCCTTCAAGGCTCTGCTTCGCGCTTTGGGTGGTGCGGGTATCAACGAAGTTTTGGAGCTGCCTTCTGGTAAGACCGTTCCCGTTTATAACGGTGTGCCAATCTTCCGCAACGACTACCTGCCGATTGACCAGACGCAGGGCTCAACGACCACTGCAACGACTTTCTTCGCGGGTACGCTCGACGAAGGTGGCCGTCAGCATGGTATCGCTGGCCTGACCGCTGCGAATGCGGCTGGCGTGGTTGTTGAAGATGTTGGAACTCACTTCGAGAAGGACGAGCGTGTGTGGCGCGTAAAGTGGTACGCTGGTCTCGCCTTGTTCTCTGAGCTGGGTCTCGCCTGCGCTTCGGGCATCACCAACTAAGGTGTACTGGATTAGGGGAGTGTTTCTGACACTCCCCTACCACTAACAGCTTGAAGGAGGGCAACATGCCTGCATATCTCGTAGAACTTCCACAGAGCACACCAGTGAGCAATCTGGGTCAGGGCTCTGACAAGATGGTCATCTTCGCTGCGGATGTCGCAGGAGCGCGTAGAGCTGCTGCTGGCCGTTTCGACGGTGATGGCAACGCTCTCTGGAATACTCTTGCGACTATAACCGAGATCGTGACCACTACCCTGTTGGCGGATAGCGGAGACGGCTGGTCCGGCTTCTGTCGTGTTACCGGTGGTGCAGCCCAAACAGTCGATCCTATCGTTGCAGAGGCAAAGGGCAAGACCAGAAACCAGGCTCAGGGTATCATCGGCAGGAACCGATTCCACCTCGATGGTGCATTGAACTCGGGTGGTACGGCCACTTACATCGTTGATGACATTCTCACGGCGGCGGGCGGCACATTCATTCGTGCGGCAACGTTCCGTGTGATCACCGTTTCAACGGGTGTTATCACTGCAATCGAGTTGGTCGATCCGGGTGAGTATTCTGTTCTACCTACTTTGACGGCCAACGCCGTAACCGGTGGTGGCGGTACCAATGCAACTATCGATCTATCTCAATTCGCATCCAACAGTTACGAAGCCATCATGGCTCAAATGGTTACAGAATTGGCGGCGTTCGCTGATCTCACATCCTCTCTTGACCTGTCTGAAGGTGCTGCGGGTGCTCGGCTATTCACCGTTGCTACTGTTGGTGACAACATTGGTGACGCTGCAATCGAGTTCGAAATTCGCAATAATGGTACTGTTGAGACCGTTCTTCTCAGCACCATTGTGGATGAAGGCAGTGCAGGTGCGGTACTGACAGTGGCCGTTCCCGCTTCACCATTGGCTCCACCACGGATCGTTCCGGTTAAAAGTACTTCGTAATCCGGTAGGGGGCCACAGAGCCCCCGCCACCCTTTCCTACTTGAGGAGATGACAATGAGCGGAATAATGCAGTTTGAGTTTCGTCTGTTTGGCCCCCGTAAGGGTCAGACGACAGTGATTAACGGACACCAATTTGTCAATGGTGTCTACGCTTTGGTGCAGTCGTCCGATAACATGGGTACTGCCGCGCGGGTATTCAGCTTCTATGGTGCGTATGCACGCGGTACTCCCGAGTACGACGCAGCAGTAGCCAAAGAGGAGGCAGAAGCCAATGGCGCAAGTAAAGTTTCTGAGGCGTCCCTCGAAGGGATTGACCCTCCAGCTCCAGCCGGTGTTCAGTCGGATGGGGGAGGATCTCCCGAAGAGGCAGCAGTTTCCAGCGGAAGCGATGCTGACGCCAACCGGCCCGATACCGCCAGTGCTGGCGCCGATAGGGACGGACACGGACACGCCGGGATTCCCGTCTTCCCGGAAGACGCTAATTACCGGGCAGAGGAGCCGTCGTCCTCGGTGAACTTGGACATAGCTGCCGCAGTGCGGAAATTGGACCCGGACGTGGACAGCCATTGGGTGATGACAGGAGCCCATAAAGGTAAGCCGAAGTTGAACGCGGTCGAGGAAGCATACGGCAAAGCCAATCTAACTCGACAGGATGTTGAAGCGGCAGCGCCCGGTTACGACCGAGGAACAGCCAGTGAGTTAGCACTGGTCGCATAAAGAATAGGCGGCTAGGGGAGCACGCTCAGCGCGGTGGGGGCCGTTGTAAAAAGATGGTCCCTTCCAAGCCGCCCCAAGGAGAACCGTGATGTTCGATCTATACGACTGGTCCGTCTGGGCACCACAGCTCGAAAATCTTGCTCTGCTGGTAGGGTGTTTGCTTCTACTGGCGCTCTAGTATATGATAACCCCGTAGCCACTTTTGAACAGGAGTAGAACCAATGGCCGCAGCAATTTACCTGGTGACTCGCACCACTCAGGGTGTGACCCAGGACATCAATCAGATCCGCGAAGTGGTCGTCCATGAAGACGACGCACAGACTGACGCAGCAATCATTGCAGCGGTTATCGCTTCGATGAACGCAACGGAGAAGGCGGGTGATCCCGCAGGTGACTTCGATCAGTATCCGGCTGGATACTTCGACACCGTAGTGCAGATCGGCGCAACGCCAGTTGCCGACCTCGACACGGATGGCAACTACATTGCCTTCGCACCGCGCGTAGCTTCGCTGGACGCTTAATCTGAGTGGGGCCTAACAACCCCCTCATAGCAACAGGAGACGAAGAACATGGCGAGAATTATTGAAGCTGGCATGAAGATGGCCGCTCAGTCGCATGCTAACCAGCGGCGCGGCCCTGGTGTGAAGAACCTCGGTCCTTCTGCGATGAAGAAGCCGAATCCTGCACCTATGGTTCGTGGCATGTCCCCTGGTCTAAAGGGACCAGATAAGGGCGCGGGCGGCTCGTAAGGAGCCTAACCCTATAGGGGAGGCTCCTCATGGCATTCACAATCTATTGCTTGACCAATACGGTTAACGGAAAGCAATACGTCGGACAGACGAGTAATCTGTCTGAGCGATTGAGGTTTCATCAGGTATCATCCTCCGGGTGTAGAGCGATGAAGGCCGCTATTGCGAAGTATGGTTGGTCCTCTTTTGACTTGAGTGTTTTAGCTTATGCCACTTTGGACCGAGATGTGGATTTGCTGGAGATTCAGTATATCCACGATCTGGGCACCCTTGCTCCGTATGGATATAATCTTCGTACCGGCGGAAGTGTAAATCATCAAATTTCTTCTGAGACGCGACAGCGTATGAGTCGGGCCGCAAAGACGCGTGGAGTTTCGCAGGTTTGTCGTGATGCACAGAAGAAAGCGGTACCCGGACGTAAGTTGACGCCTGAACAGACAAAAAACATGGGTTCTGCTTGGCGCGGGAAGCAAAGACCAGAACATACTGAATTCATGAAGGGGTTTTACTCTGATCCCGAGAAGCGAGTAGCTCATAGCGAACGTATGAAGGTGTGGTGGGCTGAGAGGCGGGCAACATGTTCACCGTAGAAACTGGAACGGGTATTCCGGGTGCGAATGCCTATGTAGACGTAGCCTATGTAGATACACACCACGCAGATCGTGGTAATACTGCTTGGTCTACTTTCTCTACTACGCTAAAAGAATCCGCCATCATCCGTGCGACGGACTATATCGACAAGCGATTTGGCTTGAGGTTCCGTGGAGTTCGTTCTACCAAGGGACAGGGCCTTGAGTGGCCCCGCCTATCTGCTTTTGACGCCGATGGCTTTCTGCTGTCCAGCGTAGACGATATCCCTAGACAACTAGAAAAGGCTACTGCGGAGTATGCTCTCCGTACGGCTATGTGTGGTGTCCTAGCTCCGGACGCCCCCCTACCTGTGCCAAGACAAGATCTAACAGATCCTGTCTGTGCTAATCGTCCCGATCAGGGAGAGACAGGTCAAATCACTCGTATAAGAGAGAAGGTCGGACCCCTTGAAGAAGAGAAGTGGTTTGAGACAACCTCTCAGGTTCTCGGCAAAAACTTGGCGGCTGGCGCCACGGGGGTTAAATCCTCCCTGGTTAATGACTTTCTCATTCCAGAATATCCGGAAGCGGATCTCTGGCTTGAGGAACTATTACGATCTTCCATGAATGTTAGGTTGGCCAGAGGTGATTAAATGCCCCTTAATACTGCCTATGGAGATGGTTCTGTAACTGTTTTCAATTCGTCCACGCCGGGCACCCTGTACATCAGGGGCAGCGAGTTCGAGGATCTCAGTGAGCGGATTAGAATGGACGAACTCACCGATGTTCCAGAGGTTCAGCGGCGTGAGGACGAAGTGTGGAACCCAGGCGAATTTCAGGTCGCGCAGGGGTCTCTACTGTTGGGTCGCGAGATCAGGATATCAGCGGCAGGCCACCACCTGGTCGTCAACGCGCCGGATTTTGAGGATGATCACATCGTTGTGGCGCAGGACTTCACGGACGAGGGCACCAGAGCGCCTGAGTCTTCGAAGATGGGGGCTCTGCAAGTCCGGGTAATTAGACAATCTGACAACAGCGAAGAGCATACGAGCACCGCCCACGAGACGCTTTTGCCCTCGCCAGATCTGGTAATATCCAAGATCTTGTATATACAGACCGGTACCACGGGTGCGAGCGCGGACGTTTCATTCGTCATGTCAGAAGGTATACCGCCGAACGACATAGTGTTCTTCAAGAAGAACTTCCCGTCTTCTAAATTCCCCGCTAACAGTGAGATCGTCCTAGACATATCTCCGGGTGTGCAGTTCACTCCGGGCATACAGATCAACGCGTTCTTCAACAGCCCCAACGCATTCACTCTGCGTCACGCCACCGGAGGCGGCACGGCATTGTTGTGGTTCGCGATAGACTTACAGAAGTTGGTCCACGAGAACATGGTGGTCGAGACTTTCATCCTGGCTGAGGATCTGCGCATCTGCTTCAACAACGCGGGCGAGCTGGTTCGCGGAAATCCGGTGTTCGTGTAATGGCAAACATATTTCACAAGGACTTCATCGGAGACGACAACCACTCGCAAGCTGCTCGCACCTACGCTGACGTTACCGCGCGGGATGCGGACACCGCGTTCAACACCGACGCCACTAACATCGACAAGAAGGTGCGCGTCGAGAGCCCGGCTAGTTACTTCATGCTCTT